GGGACGGACGTAACCAGGACTCCCTGACGGAGTCACGCTACCTCACTGCGGCGTGACGGTGCCGCCCTTGCGGTTCTGCCGGGTGTTGGCCTGCACTCGGTTGAGGTTGCCGACCTTCTGCTTCCCGTCGGCCGACGTCCACACGTACTTGGGCTCGACCACCGCGCCCTTGTTGCATCCACAGCCCATGGTGCTGTCCTCCTACTTGAACTGAGCGATCAGCTCGGCGGTCTCGCGAGCTGCCTTGATCTGCTCGTCGACCAGGCTGGTCGCGAGCTTGGAGTAGTCCAGGATCTCGGTCTTCGACTCGAGGATCGTGCCCTGCACGACACCGGCCGCGACCAGCGCCGTCTGGAGTCCGGCCGCCACCCGGACGCGGGGGATCGGGAAGCCGGGGCTGTTGACGCACAGCGCCGCCACCAGGTCCAGGTCCCAGCCGTTGACCGGGCGCCAGTCGCCGGAGAGCTTCGAGGCGCGGGCCGCGACGATCTGCTCCGGACGGGTGCCGGGACGGACCCAGCCGGCGCACCAGATGCCGTACTCGTCCTCGCCGACCGAGACGTCCGCCCACGCGCTCGCGGCGTTGTCGTAGTGCGCCAGGGTCTCGCGCAGCCCCAGCCGCAGGTCGGCGTGGCCGACGCCGGGCTTGTCGCCGATGGTGAGCGAGCCGGTCGCGACCAGGCCCTCGTCGGTGAGGACGGAGCCGAGCCGGAAGTAGGCGTAGTCGTTCATGGAGTGGGGCGCCACCTGGCAGTCCCGGCCGGAGCCGGTGTGGCAGACGTCCCAGCGCGCGATGTGTCCGAACACCTGGCCCTCGGCGGTGATCGTCAGCGGCGCACCCCAGCGTCCGTCGGGGCCCTGGACCATCCGACCGTCGAAGACGTTGAACTGCGGGTCCTCGAACCAGGCCGCGTTCGCGAGCAGCTGGCTGGACGCGACGAGCGCCATGGGCGAGCCGGACTCGATGGCGCGGATCGGCTGGATGTCGACGCCGCCGACGACGGCCGGGCTCGCGCTGGCGACCATGGCCGCCTTCTCCTGGCCGGGCCAGATCCCCTTGGCGTCGTGGTGCCACCGCGCGCAGATCTGGTTGAGGAACTTCATGTCCTCCGGGGAGTGCTTCGCGATCTTCTCGCCGACCAGGGTGCGGCACCGGTTGAAGTCGCCGGGCTTGCCCCACTGGACCTCCTGCGCGCCCTTGCCGTGGACCCAGTAGTTCCACAGCCGGCGGGTCTCCTCCGGGTGGGTGACCCATCCGGGGCCGCGCTTGAACGTGAGCGCGCGCTCCGGCGCCAGTGCCTCGAGCGACGTGATGTCGTAGACCATCGCCCCGGCCACGAGCGCCTGCTGCTCGTTCTCCCACGGCACCTCGGCCAGGCTCTCGCCATCCATGAAGCCCTCGGGGTGCTCACCCAGCGACGACCAGGCCTGCGAGAACGCCGGGATCGAGACGCCAGTCGCACCGCACACTCGCGCGCCTTCGATCCACTGCGCGCCGGTCTCGTCGTCGAACGCCATGAGCAGGTCGTCGGCGTCGACCGAGACCCCGAACCGTGGGAAGTGGGCGACGGTGCCGATGAAGTCGTCGGCACGCGGGATCGGCAGGATCTCGCCGGAGAAGCGGACCTCCTGGCCCACCAGAACGAGCTGGTTCATCCGGGCGACCACGACCGAGTTCATGTGCCCCGGTGCGGACGTCTCCTGCCAGGCGAACGGCAGCGGCAGCGGCCGGGTCGCGGGCCGCATCTCACTGAGGTAGCGGCGGTCGCCCGACGGGGTGTCGAGCACGGTGATCACGCCGTGGAACGGGATGTAGCCGGTGTCCTCCGGCATCTCCGGCTCGGGCTCCTCGCCCGCGGGCCAGCTGGCGACCTCGGCCAGGCCGTCGCCGCTCATCGGCGTACTGGTCGCGACCCAGTCCTGGAGGGTCGTGGTCTCGCCCGACTCGGGGTCGACGAGCACCAGCTCACCGGCGTGATCGCGCGCCCACTCCGGGTCCTCGGCCGCCCGACGGAGGTCGTCCTCAGTGAGGTAGCGGGTCTCCTGCTCGATCGCGGCGGCGACCACCTCGGTGGCCCCAGGGTCGGTAGCCGGCATGGTGTTCTCCTCGGTCGCGAACTGCGTCCAGTCGGTGTCGTAGCACTCGGGCCGCAGCGCCGGTCCGAGGTTCCAGATCTGGTCCAGCATGAACCACGCCGACACGTCCGGCGTACGGCGCTCCGGATCGTCCGGGTTGATCATCTCCGCCGCAGCCAGGTCGGGGTTGAGCTCCGGCCAGGCGTCGGCCTCGACCGGCGTGGTGAAGACGAAGCCCTGGTAGATCCCGTCGGGCGAGCGCCACCCGCCGGTGACCTCACCCTCAGGCACGGCCAGGCCGGTCTCCTCGGAGAACTCGCGGCGCGCCGCCTCCTCCGGGGTCTCGACGCCCTCGAGCCCGCCGCCGGGGAACTCCCAGGTGCCGCGCACCGCCGGCTCGTCCTCCTCGTCCCAGGACCGCTGGATCAGCAGCACCCGGCCGGTGTCGGCCGCCTGGACGGCGAAGCCAGCGTGGGTGACCGTGACCATCGACGGGTCGGCGGGGGTGTTGCGAGCAATCGGCACGTCCTCGGCCATGCTGTCCGCCTCCTCGGGCGCGTAGTCGGCGACCAGGGCATCCGGGGTGTCCGGGTGCAGCGGCCCCAGGTGCTGCTCGAGCAGCTTCTCCCAGTCGACGGCAGTCATGCGACCACTCCCGCCTGCTCGAGCCACCGGACCATCTCGGCCCGGCTGTGCTCGGTCTTCCCGGCGACCAGCGTGGCGGTGTAGTTCCGCAGACAGGGCATCACGTCGGCCGGGTCGGCGATGCCGTCCAGGATGTCGGCCGCCATCGGGAACGCCTTGGACAGCAGGCGATCGGCGTCGAGCGGGGCGGTCGCGAACGTGTGGACCGAGTGCGTCGGGACGCCCTCCGGCGGCACCACCTTGCCGGTCTTCACGGCCATCAGGTGGTTGCCGACCCGCTGGAGCGCCTGGAGCACCAGCGCGTTGCAGGCGGCGTGCAACGCCGCGTGGACCTCGGACGGGTCGCGGGGCTTGACCGGGTGGTCCTCGAGCGACGGCGGCTGAGGCAGGGCCGGCGCGGGCGTCTGGCCCTGGGGCGGGTTGACCGAGGCCAGCGGGAGCTGGATGCCGTACGTCGCCGCGGCTGCCGCCACCTGGTCCGGTGTCGCCTGGCCCGTGGAGAGCTTCCACAGGATCTGCGCCTTGCGGTCGTTGTCGTCGGCCATATCGGCGACGTCGAAGCCCACCTCGCGGAACAGCGCCGAGGCCTTGAGCAGCCCCAGCGCGTACAGCTCCATCGCCTCCTTGGACCGGTCGGGCCGGAGCCGCAGCCGTGCCGTGGAGTACGCCACCCGCATGATCGTGGCGGGCACCTGTGTGCGAATCCAGTCGATCAGGATCGCGGCCACCAGGAGGTCCATCGCGGGCTCGATGTGCCCGGTGATCACGTCCTCGTCGATCTCCCACGCGCCCCAGTGGCTGACGCCGTTCGACGTCCCGCCTCCGGTGCCGTTGTTGGACGCCATCCCCTCGACCTTCTCGTTGGGGAGGTCCATGCCGGCGGCGAACCGGTGCAGCGCGCCCGTCCGCATCTCTGCGGCCTTCTCGTCCAGGTCCGACCAGAAGGTCATGAGCCGGGCCTTGTCGATCAGGTCGTCGGGCGCCTGGATGATGATCGGCACTCGAGCTGCGGCCGAGCCGCGGTCCTGGATCGCCTTGGCCGCGATCCGGCCGAGGATCTTCATGAGCCGGCTCGGCCCGTTGGCGGTCTCGGTCGCCTTGCCGTCCTGGTTGTCCTCGGTGGGGAAGTCCATCCCCTCGGGCACGAACAGGATGCCGGCGCCGACCAGGCGCGAGACGATCTGGCTGTTGATGTGCTCGGTGAACTGCTCGATCTCCTTGAGGACCGGGAGCAGCGACTTGAACGGCGAGTCGGCCTGATTGCGGCGGTACGGGTCCGAGCGCCAGACCCGGATCACGATGTCCTCGGCCGTGAAGATGTACGGCTGCGCCTCGCCCGGGATCGTCTGCTGCCACCCGGCGCCGTAGGTCTGCATCTCGAGCGGGCTGGCGACCTCCCAGGTCATGGTCCCGTCGCCCGCGGTCGAGTCGAAGAAGGTGATGCCCTGCTCCGCGCCGTGGAACTTGCCGAGGATGAAGCACTCGCCGCCGATGGTCAGGTGGATGCCGACGTCGGTGAACGCCTGACCCTGGTTGTTGCGCCCCGAGAACATGTCGTCGAGCGCAATGGCCTCAGGGCTGTCGTACGACGCGGCCCAGGCCTTGGTGCTGCCGTCCTCGGCGGTGGTCGGCGACTCCATGAACGCCTCGCACTTGCCCATCGCGTTGCCGAAGTACCGGGCCGCCTGGCGGGCTTCGCCGATGATCCCGTAGAACCGGTAGCACTCTCCCTGCCAGCCCTTGTCCCCGCCGTAGATCCGGGGCGACACATTGCCCGCGAACTGCATCGACGACGCGACCAGTGCCTTGGTGCGGGGGCTCGATGTGGCTCGAGGCCCGGAGCTGTGCGATCCCGGTCCGGTCCGTACGCGACCCGCCATCTACCTGCTCCTCCGCTTGTGACCGACTCGCTCAGGGTAGAGCCTCAATCGTCCGACCCGTCGAAGATCAGTACGTACGACGCGGCGTACGCGGCACCCATGCCGCCGTTGACGATCCACCAGGCGGTGTTCCAGTCGGTGAAGTAGCCCCAGAGCAGCACGCCGAACACCGTCCACACGGGGATGCAGAACGCGCAGTGCAGCAGGAGGTTCCACCCGCTGAGCGCGGTGTGTCGGTCCCAGAAGTTGCGCAGGGCCACCACCGGCGGCCAGTGGTCGAAGGCCAGGAGGCGACCCCAGCGGGCGCCGCCGAAGATCGCGACCAGGCCGATGAGGGCGTACTGGATCTCGGTGGGGTTCGCGATGCTGTTCATCGTGCTGTCCTCTCTCGCTTACTTACTTACTTACGCCGGGATGGCGATGTCCCACGACCCGCCGCGACCGAACAGGTTGGTTGCGCCGTGGACCAGTGCGTCCAGGCGGTTGGGTGAGGGTGCGCCGCTGTAGGGCACCCAGGTGGTCTGCTCCTCCTCGAGTTTCGCGAACGTGCCGCGCTCCCCGACGTGGAAGACCTTGAGCTTCTCGTACTGGGCCACGATCGGCTCAGCCCGCAGCTCCTTGCCGCGACGAGAGTCGACCGCCACCAGGCGGGGAGCGACGAAACCCTTGCGGGCGTCCAGCTCGACCTGGATCGTACGGCGGCACATGTCGCCGCCGTAGTTCTTCTCGAAGACGATCCGGTCGGCCTGGAAGCGGATGGCCGCCTGCACGACGCGCCGGCCCCACTCCTCCGGAGAGTAGCGGCCGGTGTAGTCGGCGAGCACGTAGACGATCCCGTCGGCGTCGATGCCGAGCACGATGATGCCGGTGAGGTCCGAGCGCTTGTTGGCCGAGCCGGCGGGGTCGACGGCCACGATGATCGTGACCAGGTTCGGCACCTCGCCGGGGTCGATCTCGTGGATGTCCTCCCACCGCCAGAGCGCGCCCTCGACGTCCTCGAAGATCTCGCCCTCGATCTCCTGGCGGCCGAGCCGGGTGCCGCGCTTCGAGTCCAGCGTGCGCCGGAACTTGGGCGACAGGTTCGTCAGGTTGGCCATGGAGGAGACGCGGCGGTCGATGGTCCACAGGCCGTTGATCTGCTTCTTGACCCACTTGGTGGACTTGGGCGTGGAGGTCGCCACGATCTTGGGATGCGCGCCCTTACGGAGGCCGTACTCCATGTTCTCCCAGCAGTCCTCGACCAGCGCGTAGTGAGCGGGCTCGTCGGCCCACACGTAGCCGGCGTTCTGACCGCGGAGACGGTCGGGCTCCTCGGCTGAGTAGCCGAGCGCGATGCACCCGTTGGGGTAGGTGAGCTGCTTCTTCGACGGCTCCCACTCGGGCTTGTTGTTCGGGTGAGCGCACGCGAGGAGGCCGGACTCACCCTCGACCATGGTCGCCCGGATGTCAGGGCCGGTAGCGCCGATCAGCGTGATCCGCGGGACCTTCTCGGCGACCCGGTTTGTCATCTCCGCGCCGGTCTTGGTCTTGCCCGATCCACGACCCGAGCGGATGAAGAGCGTGTCCCAGTCGGCCGACCACCGTGGGGGTCGCTGGTCGGTGCGCGCGTGCGGGTGATTCCACTCGTCGAGCATCGCGCCCTTGACGTCGCAGTGCTTGCACTTCGCCGCCCGACGTCGGAGCACCACCTCGTCGGTGTCCTCGTCGCGGAGCCACTCGTGGCCGTATTTCCACGGGCACGGGCGCTCGTCGACCGGCCAGACGTGGGGCTGTCCGTTGCACCGGTGGTTGGGGCAGTAGAATGGCCGCCACTTCCGGACGACGCCCATCTGCACCAGGGCGAGCAACTTGTTCTGCGCCTCCGGCTTCCAGTAGCGCCAGCCGTCGGGCAACTCGTCGGTGGCGAGCGCGGTGGCGCTCATGCCGCGATGGGGAAGTTAGACGCGAGCGAGCTGGTCGTGCGCGGCGCAGGTGGCTCGGTGCTTGGCGGCACAGTCGGGGCACCACCAGTTCTTGTGCATGACGAACGCCTGCACGCCCACCGTGAGCCAACGACGGCAAGGGCCAGCGCAGTGCTGAGAAAAGCGAACCTTGGCCACGACCCCATGTTACCCACTCGTCCCACTTTGCACACCAGCCTTATCGGGCAGACTCGGCTTACAGTACCCAGGCCGCTGCTCCCAGCCGGCGGGCATGTTCGCCATGATCTCGTCGAAGTCCTCGTCGTCCAGCTCGTCGGCCAGCGCGCGAGTGATCCGGTCGCGCAGCCACAGCGTCATGTGCCGGTAGCCCGCCTTCTCGGCCGCCTGGCGGATCAGGTACGGCAGCTCGGAGGCCACGTAGACCTGGAGCTTGGGGTAGGGCAGCCCGGTGTCGGGGTCGATCCCGTCAGTACTCATCGAGCACCTTGAGCTGCTTCTCGTCCGCGTCCTCGACCAGCTCGGCGTCCACGATGTCCTCCTCGGCATCGCGGCGACGCGCCTCGAGCGCGAGCACCTCCTCGTCGTCGGCCTCCTCGGAGAAGATGTCGCCCTCCGCCTGGGTGATGGTGCCGTGGGACATGAACTCGTGGGCCATCGCCTCGATCGCCTCCGTGGTCGGGTTCGTCACGATCAGCTGCTGGGGCGCGGTGGCGCCGTAGAGCTTCGCCTGGTCGGACAGGATGCCGCGCAGGACCGTGACCGCGTTGAGGTGCTCGGGGTCGGACGGGTCGTACGCCTTGTTCGCCACGCTGCGCGCCAGCCGCTCGAGCCGGCGGCCGATCATCTCGCGCACCGACGCCTGGGTCTTCGGGTTCGCCTTCGAGTGCTCGATGAGCCGCAGCTCGATTGCCCGCATCGCTGCCGACTCGCTGGGGTAGCCGAGTTTGCGGCAGATCACCTTGAGCGTCTTGTTCTTCTCGAGGTACATGTCGACCGCGGCGTCCGCCTTGCGCTCCCGGGCGGCGACGGTCTCGACCTGGAGCGAGCTGGAGGTCTCGGCCACGCCGGTCGGATGCGTCGGGTCCTGCTTCATGCGGTGAGGATACTCACCAGTCCGGTCGGATCGGTGTACCTTCGACACATCCGGCGTGACGCCGGCAGTTCGCCCGTGATGGGCAAGTCCGTGAAGGAGGGCTCTCATGCCCCGTGAAGTGATCCACAGCTCGAACCCGGACCAGCCGTTCCGGCTCTCGGTCGGTTGGACGAAGGATCTGAACGCGCAGCTCGGCATCCAGGTCGACGACTCGGAGCGCACCATGGCCGATCTCATGTTCGCCGACCACACCGAGGCGCTCGGTGCGAAGCTCGAGGAGTTCCTCGTCGAGAGCGGTGTCATGGAGGCGCCGGACTACAAGACGTCCGACGCCGAAGCGCAGCAGCGTCAGGTCTGGGGTGGCAGCGTGCTGTCCTGGCTGTCGCAGGTCCGCGACTACGTCGAGCGTGACGGGGTCTGGATCGACCTGAACCGGACCCAGCTCAACGACCTGGTCCGGCACGCGCGCACCGCGCGCGATGGCGCGTACGGCAAGGACCAGTAGCCGGACGTGACAGAGCCCCCGCGTCCAGGTCTCGGGTCCTGGGTGCGGGGGCTCTGTGCTGCCCGGGTCGAGGGGGCAGGTGCTTCGAGGCTACGCCTCTACGGCTCGATGATCAGGTAGTCCACGACCGACGTGTCGGTGCCGCTGGACGACAGGATCGTGAAGCTCACCCCGTTGGAGCGCGCCGAGATCTGGAGCCAGCCAGGCGTGCCGCCCGGCGTGTGGACGGTGGCGAAGATCTTGCTGGCCGCGGTGACGCGGGCGTCGGTCACGACCTTGGTGCCACCGACCAGGGTGGTCTGCCCGGTGCGGCTCGAGCCACCGCCCTGGCTGTCGAGGCTGGCGAACGCGGTGACGCCGTCGCCTACCTTGAGCACCTTCTTGTCGGTGTCGTAGCCCTGCTCGCCGGGGTCGAGCAGCGGGCCGGAGGCCCACTCGGCAGTGGTGCCGTAGCGGAGGCTGGTGTTGACCTGCTTCATGGGAACACTCCTTCGAGGGTGACTAGTCGCCAGCAGCGTAGCCCCGCGGCGCCGACGCTGGCAGCCATCCGGTGCGATCGGCTACCGTGTGTCTCGGTCTCGTGCGTGTCTCCGTTCGGACCACGAAGGCCCCGGAGTGCCAGACTCCGGGGCCTTCGGCGTTCAGGTCAGTACCAGGGCGTCAGCTCCAGCAGGAAGACCAGCGCGCAGGCGATGAGGGTGACCAGCAGCGCCAGGTAGGCGAGCCCGGTGATCGAGGCGAGCTGTCGCCAGAAGCGGGCCTTGGCCGCGGCGATGTCGGCCTGGCCTTCGATGAGCCGCACCTCGGCCTCGTTGTTGCGGGTGATCAGATCCTTGCCCGCGTGGATGGATGTGGGCTGGTTCATGTGTCGCTCCGTTCGGTCTTGGCCGACTCCGGCATGAGGTCGGCGAAGTTGACGCCCTGCGCGTGCAGGATCGTGGTCATGGCGTTGTCGAACAGCACCTCGTTGTCGACCCAGCAGTGGAAGTTCCCCATCAGGTCGCGGCCGGCCAGGATCTTGCCGTCGCTGTCGACGAGCGCCATGATCCACTGCTTGCCGTCGGTGTCGGCGCCCGGCTTGGCGTCCTTGCTCTGGTCGATGCTCGGCTGGTTCATGGGGTCCTCCGGTTGCTGACGATGAAGACGACGAAGACGATCACCAGTCCGATGAGCACGAGCCCGATGGTGATCTCGGGGAAGCAGATCGCGAAGAGCGCGACCGGGGTCGCCATGCTGGCCCCGCCATACCCACCGGTGCCCTGACTCATGGCTCGGGCTCCGGGTCGAGCCTGGCGAGGAAGCCGACCGGCCGGCGCACGAAGTTCGGGTCCGGCTGGTCGGTGACGACGCGCTCCGGGCCGCCGAGGAACCGGACGGTCGGCGTGATCTGCGCCTTCCACTGGAACGCGGGCATGCACGCCGGCTCGTGCGGGTCTGCGGTGCCGCTCACCAGTCCTCCACTCGCTGCGTCGTCTCGATCCGGACCGCGCGCCACTCGAGCCCGGACGTCTCCTCGCGGAACTCCTTGAGTGCCTGCTTGGTGGCGGCGCCGGACTGAGCGATGGCGTGCCGGTTCCAGAGCAGCTCCTCGGCCGGGATCGTGGTGCCGTCGTCGGGCTCGGTCTTGACCTTGCGGTACTGGATCACCCACTGAGTGTCGCGGTGTCCGCCCTGCGGGGTCTGTGCCATCAGTTGCCTCCGTCGCAGCGGCCGGCGTGGCCGCGGTATTCGCTCACCTGGCAGATCATCGCGTCCATGCCGGGGTTCCAGTCGGCCTGGTGGACGAACCGCATCCCGACGCCGAGTGGTCGGTAGTCGGCGGGGTACGCGACCGCCGCGGCCTCGGCCATGAAGTACCGCTGGATGAGGTGGACCGGCTTGATCAGCTCGTCGAGGTCGCCGGTTCGTGACGGGCCGTCGGGGACGGCGCGGCAGATCTTGGTCCACAGCTTCCCGGCGTCGTCGATGATCTCGCGCTGGAGGTCGGTGAGCGTTGGCCTGGTTCTCATCTCTGCGCTCACCGCGATGGCGTAGAGCTGGCTGGCGCAGTCGCACGTCGTGTCGCCCAGCTCCATGCAGCCGATGAGGTGGCCGCGGGCGGTGAAGTCGGCTACGTGGGCCATCAGTAGGTGCCTCCCGTCTCGACGTACTGGGCGAGCCGGAGCAGCTGGCTGACGTGCTCGCCGGTGGACGGGGTGCCGAAGGTCTGCTTGGCGACCTGGAGAGCCCCGATGCGGCGGCGTTGGTCGGCGGTCATGTCGGAGCGGGGGATGCGGGCGGTGACGTCGGGCATCAGATCTCACCGAGCCGGTCGGTGAGCACCTTGTCGAGTTCGGCCTCGTGCCGGTAGGCCACGACCATGCAGGCCTTGAGGACGTCGGAGCGGGTGAGTCGGCGGCCCGGGATCGAGTGCTTGTGCGCCGAGGCGTCGAGTCGGGCACGACCGCTTGGGAGGAGCCTGACGTTGGTGGGGATGCGGCGGAGCTCGTCGGCCGCGGTGTCTTCTGTGGTTGCCATGCCGGGGAACGTAACACACCTGGCATACGCGCACACAGATGGAGCACGCGAGCGAGGGGTCAGTCGTCGTCCTGCTCGGCGCGGACCTTGGCGAGCCGGCGCAGCTCGGCGCGGACGAGTTCGCCTTGCCAGGTGCCGGGTGGCTGCGACCCGCGGGCGATGTCGATCGCGGCCTGCTCGTGCGGCGTGTACCTCGAGCCGATCACCTTGTCCTTGCGCAGCTGCGGTGACTTCGCGGCGCCCATGTCCCTGCTCCTCACATTCGACGTGCGCCGATCTGACGCCCGTTAACGCGACGGGTGGGCTCGGGGGCCACTCCTTTCCTGCTGAGCGCCACAGTCCGGTCCCCTGACCCGCGTACGGGATGTTAACGCACCTCTCCAGCCATATGCCGGATATGTAGGGACCCGGGCAGCGTAGGGGTGGGGGGCTGTGGGTGGGAGTCGGGTGGGCGGGGGGTGGTGGGCGCGCGCTCCTTTGGCCCAGCCAAAGCCACCGACCCACTTGACCCACAGAGCAGACCGAGGGAGAGTGTGAGCAAGCGCAGTCACGCGCAGACCCGGGCACCCGGGTTGGACGTTCCCCCGGTCGTTTGGCCGGGCCAAACCAGACAGGCAGGCAGTGAGATGACCACACAGACGGACGTGTCAGCGGTGGCGCTGGACTACGCGGCGGTGAAGGGGTTGACCGACGAGCAGTACGCCACGCACCGCGCGGCGGTGGCCCGCGAGTTCATCACCACGGGCAAGCGCTCGGAGTCGGTGACCTACGCGGCGGCAGTCGCCACGGTCGAGGCCGACCGGCGCAACCTCTTCAAGCAGGGCCGGGGCAAGGATGCGCAGGGCTACACCCAGTCCGAGTGGGCCGCGCTGTTCGGCGTGACGGGTTCGGCGGCGTCGTCGCGGGTGACCCTGTGGCGCAACCTCGGCACCGCCGCACGGAAGGGCATCACCCGCGACGAGGAGGCATGGTCCCTTCTCGTGTCCGGTGACACCGCGAACCGCG